ACCTTTGCTGGCACTTCATCGGGGATCTCGTGCGAATAACAGCGGGCTTTCCACGTCCGCGCGTATTCCGATACTCGTGCGGTAGCGCATCTCCCAGGCGCAAATGGCTCGATCCGCTTGTCGGTTCGCCAATGTCCGTTGTTCATCGGTCAGAAGTCCCCATGCTTGTCGGGTGATGTCCTCAGGGCATCGCAACGCAAGGGCGCAGGCAGCGTGGCCGATCCATGCTTTGCGGTTGAGGTTGTAGTCAGTCAGTGCATTGATGCAGCTGTTGGGCCACTCAAGTGTGACCCGCTGCATGTAGCGGCCATAAAGGCGGTGATTGCCGGTGAAGATTTGTGCGCGATACAGGGCAATGCGTCGATTCGGCACATCGCCCCACATGTTGAAGTGAATCTCCTCCCAAGTATCAATGGGCAACCAAATCCTCTTGAGCTTCACGTTCGAGATCCTCTGTGATGTTGTCGATCTGATCCACGTCCCATGCCTTGCTGAAATCTTTGCCAAGGAACAACGAGGCCAGGCCGGTGACTTGCTTGAGGCGCAACAGCTCATCAGGGCTCATGCCGATGTGCTTGCAGATCCATGCGTCGCCTTTGCCCATTTCGATCAGCTCGGCAACAATCACGCTCATAAGCTCGATATTGTGCGAACCACGGGCGCGGTTGTGACGGATCGTGGAAGCCATGCGGTCGTGCAGCTCCTTGCGAAGCACCACAACTGGAAGTCGGCCGCCTTCCCTTTCGCGGATGCGCTCGCTGTTTTTCAGGGTCAGATAACGGTGAAAACCGTCAACGACCACATAAAGGTCGCGCTCGGCATCATGCACGACAACGACAGGTTGCGTGTAGCCGTCTTCCCAGATTGATGTTTCGAGTAGCGCCATTTCAGGCGGCGCCACAGAGTTGGGGTTGTAATCATTGGCGGTAACTTTCTCGATAGGAATACTGCGTACGGAGTAAACCGGGGATCGCCAAGGGTATGAATCGTTCTCGTCATGAAGCTCATCTCCTTTTAGCGGTGGGTTGAATACACAGATCAGGGTGGTGGGCTCTAGGGCTTCAAACGTATGGGCATCGTGGTTGTCCAGCACATAAGTGACATCAGGCCCAATGGCGTGGATCTCTTGGGTCGCCTCGTTAATCAGCAGACCTTTGCCGCTAACGCAGTAACAGGTTTCTAGATGGTGCTGATAGTGCCAGCGATGCGGCTTGCCAGGATGCACAATAGTTTTGGTCATGCTGTATCCCATGCCATCGTCTTCGGTTAGCAGGCGATGGCTGGTAAATCCACCTTTGGGGCAGTTGACAATGCGATCAGCTGGAAGCTGTGATGCGTTGAGGATTTTCATTTGGCTGAACGATTGAGGACTTGGCTGTACTTACGTTGGATTGATTTCTGGCGGCGCTGCTGCTCTTGCGTTGGCGCCAAGCCCAGATATTTGCAGGTGTGGTCGTTCTTTAAAACTGTGATGGCGAAACGCTTCCACGATGTAACCATGCTGTTGTGGCATGGCAGGTCATCAAGATGATCGGGTGGCACCTTGATCACAACACGGCGAAGATTGTTTCCGCCATGCCGCGTGGTGCCATTGATATAGAAGCGAATGCCAATACTGCTCAGCGCGTCAATAATCGACTCAGGAAGACCGCGCCCCACTCGGCCCCAGTAACGGATTGACTGAATGAAGCGCTGCCTAAAATTTGCGCTGGACTGATCCGGTAGCGTGGCCAGCAGGAACTTGACGAATGATTTCCAAGTGTGGCCGGCTGGCAGCTTGAAAGATTTGTAATCAAGCTGTTTGCCGTAGGTGGCCATAAAGTTTGCACCGCCGACCCTGGCACAAAGCCTAGCCCATACTTGCGGGTCAATCACCCGGTACATAGCAAGGCTTGATTTGGACTCCGACATAAAAGGCGAAGCAACACGCATCTTTTTGATTGGGATGCCGGCCATATAGAACACGTCATAAAGCTTGTTGTAATCCCAGCCGAACTTTGCGTTCGCGGTCCAAATGTCCTCTGTTCGCCAGTCGTAGATGGGATAGCAGTTGTAGGTGTGATCTGTGTTTTTCTTGGTCCACATGCGGCCAAGCATGGTTTCCTTGTCCTGATTCAAGATGGCCCTAAAACGGTTGAGCGATTCAACGGTGCGGATGCCGATCAGGTTGGCGCATGGCTGCCCTTGGCTGTACCACTCCGCAAACATGTCCCAAAAGGTGGCGTAATCCATGTTCTCGATAAACAGGTCGCCAAACGAATGGTTTTGCAGATTCACGATGTAATCCTGCTGTGGCATGGGTCGGATCCAGCGGTGCCGATCCTGTTCGCCCCAGCACTGCCAGTCGATCTCGTAGGAGCTCACGGTGCATGGCAGGGTGATGGGCAGGCAACACCAGTAGATGTCGAGGATGTCCCGGTTGACTTGGAGGATGCGATGCATGAACTCCTCGCTGTGGGTGTAGTTGGCCTCGTTGTCCATGATCTGGACGCCAATCTTGATTGGCAGCTTGTGCTCTCGCACATAGTCGCAAACGAGATTCAGGAGAACACCGCTGTCCTTGCCGCCAGAGAAAGAGACGTAGACGCGAGTGAAGTGCTCAAAGATGAAATCCAGCCGCTCTATAGCGGCGTCGTAAACGGATTGTTCGAGGTAGTGGCGCATGGGGTTTGCCGTGGCCAACTGAACCTAGCAGCATCTGGCCGCAAGTGCTAGCATCCGACGGCAACTTGCAGGAGATCATGCAAAACGCCGACTATCACCGCCACTACGCGGTCAGCAAGTCCGGCCTTGATCAGATCGCTAAAAGCCCTTTGCACTACTGGGCTCGCTACCTAGACCCAAATCGCCTTTGGCCGGAACCAACCCCCGCCATGCGGCTTGGCACAGCTCTGCATACCCACATTTTGGAGCTTGACCAATGGGACCAGCAAATTGCTGTGGCGCCTAGCGACATCAACCGCCGCACTAAAGAAGGCCGCGAGCGCTGGGCGGCTTTTGAGGCCGATGCAAAGCGCAAGACCGTGATCACCGCCGACGATGCCGAGGTGGTGATGGCGATGGGGCGCAGCGTCATGCGGCACCCTGGCGCTGCGATGCTGCTGGGCATGCCCGGCAAGGCTGAGACCACGCACATGTGGACGGACGCCACCTATGGCCTCGATTGCAAGTGCCGGCCGGACTGGTTGACGGACGATGGCAGCATTGTGGTGGATCTCAAGACCACCAGAGATGCCAGCCCGCGCGGTTTCCGGCACAGCATCACCAGCTTTCGGTATCACGTCCAAGCTGGTTGGTATCTGCACGGCGTGGAGCAATCCATCGGCAAGCGGCCCGATCAGTTCATCTTCGTCTGTGTTGAAACTGCTGCGCCTTATGCCGTGGCGGTCTATGCAGCAGATGCCGAGATGATTGAGCGCGGCTATCAGCAGGCCATGGATGATCTGGGCAAGCTGGCCGTATGCAAGGCTGCCGATCATTGGCCCAGCTACAGCGATCAGATCGAGCCGATCAGCTTGCCGGCATGGATGACTGGCGCCAGCGGCCAGCAGCAGCAAGCACCCGAAATCGAAACCTACTGATGGATCAAAACACAGCACTTACCACGACCACCGCAACCGGTTCGGTTTTCTCAGGCATTAAGGCATTTGAAGACGCGCAACGCATTGCCAAGGCGCTTGCCAGCAGCACGCTGATACCGCCTCAGTTCCAGGGGCAGCAGGGGTTTGCTAACTGCCTTGTGGCGCTTGAGATTGCCAACCGGATGGGCATCAGCCCGTTTCTGGCCATGCAGCATTTGCATGTCATTCATGGCCGGCCTAGCTGGTCAAGCAGTTTTATTATTGCGATGGTGAACGGCTGCGGCCGGTTCAGCCCGCTGCGGTTTGAGATCAGCGGCACCGGCGAAAGCTTGGCCTGCTATGCGGTAGCGACTGATCTGGCCAGCCAGCAGGAGCTAAAAGGCCCGACGATCACGATGGCAATGGCTAAGCGTGAAGGCTGGGCAACGAAATCGGGCAGCAAGTGGCAAACCATGCCCGAGCTGATGATCCGCTACAGGGCCGCAGCGTTCTGGGGCAGGTTGTATGCGAGCGATCTGCTGCTGGGTATGCAAACCCAGGAAGAGGCGCTCGATATAGAGACCGTGAGCGTTGCTGAGGCGCCGGCCACCAGCGTGGCGGATCTGAACGCCAAGCTGCAGACTGAAACCCCAGCAGAGGTAGCGGATCAGGATGAACTCTTCTGACTACTTAACCGCGACGCAGTTAGCGCAGCGCTGGGGAGTGCACCCTGACACGCTGATGCGATGGCGCAAGGCGGGCAAGGGTCCGCCGTATTTCAGAACGCCCGGTTTCGTGCTCTACCCCCTGGCCGAGGTGGAGCAATACGAAAAGGCCAACACCATCACCCACGATTGATCATGAGTTTCAAGCTGAACTTAAGCATCTTCAAAAGTACAAAGCCCGATAGCAAGATCGACTTTTCGGGCATGTTGAACGTTAAGGTTGAAGAGCTAGATGCGTTCTGCGCATTTGTACTTAGCCAAACGCCTGACCAGTACGGCAGTGTGCAGGTGCCCGTAAGCGGTTGGAAGAAGACCAGCAGCAAGGGGTTGGCGTATGTAAGCGCTGTGGCGCAACCGCCGCGTGATTGGGTGCCACCTGCTGCCGGTGCCACTGCTGCAGCGCAGAGCCTGGCCGCGGCCACTGATGGCGTGGTGGCTGAGGTGGCTGAGGATTCGTTCTTCTAGCGTCCCATCAGCTCACACTCAAGCCGTGCGATTTCGTTCACGGCTTGCTGCAGCAGCTGCTGCTGATAGCAGACCTGTTTAAGGAGCGCCGCGGCCATAGCGCCCGCATCCTCGCTGTATAGCAGGGTGCGGGCTTGTTTTTCGATCTCGAACTGCTGCTCTGGCGATAGCTGGACAGCCATCCACTCACCGAAGTTCATGGTGCCATAGTGGTGGTGTACAGACGCACGTTAGCGAAGCTGTGAACTGCCCCCAGTGTGGTTGCAATCAGATCCGCGCCATTTCAGTCAACAGCAAGCGGCCGGACAATGTGACCAGGCAGCGGCGCTGCACCGGCTGCGCGCATGTTTGGTACACGGTGGAGCTGCCTGTGAGTGTGGCGGTGATTGGGTGGTCGCGTGAGAGCGGTGGCTCCAAGCCGGTGCTGCGGGTTCCGGTGCAACTGGCAGTCGGTAGCGATGCGGTGTAACGGATTGCAACACGCAATGGTTGACGGTGCCCTACGGGCGGGGTATAATGGCCACACGAGGGGAGCGGTCCACTCGTAAAACTCAACCGCCGCGGAACGGATCACACGACGCGACACCACGAGATCAACACGGCCCGACTAAGCCCGCACCGCCGGTTGGCCCGGCACACCTATCCACCAACACCATGAAACAGGCACTCAAAAGCGACTGGGGGCCGATTCTCTACCTATGGACTGCTCAGCTCGCCGAATCCCTAGTGGCCGTGTACGTCGCCGGACTGATGTTCGGCGCATGGCTGCATCGCCTCAACGACCGCATCGCAAGGATGGTCGCATTATGAACCGCATCAACAACGCCATCTGTTTTCTGATCGTGGCGGCTGTGTTCGCCATGATCGGCATCGAATCCGGCGCGCATCATGCGCCCACCCATTCCGGCACGCAGCAGGTGGTGCGTCATGACTGAACGCCGATATTACTTCCAGATCCCGAGCGCAAACGTGATTGATTGCGTCATGGCTTGCAGCCTTGCCGACGCGAAAGAACAAGCGTTTAAGGAATACGGCCACAAGTGGCCAGACCTTGAATGGATCAACGCCGAAACCGTTACCGAGTCGATCATCCATGGCTGAGGTGCAAGGCGCGCTCCTGCAATGGCGCACTGATGAGACTGAGCTAGGCAACTATGGCGAAGGCGTCAGCCGCCCCCGCCACAATGCCCGCGTGAAGGATTTCACGGTGCTGGTGCGGTTTCCGCAGACCACGCCAATCAAGTGGTACACGCGCGCCGAATCAAAGCGCGCTGCTGCCAAATATGCTCGCAACCGCTGGCCGCACGCTGTAGCTGTGGAGGTGCTGTGAACGATATCCGCAAGCGGCTAGAACAGCTGCTGACCGATTCCGGCGCCTACCGTCAAGGCCAGCAAGATGAACGCGAGCGCCTCCAGAAGCTGATTGATCTACGCATTGATCAGCTTTATGGCCTGACCGGCTTGCGCAACCGCCAGCAGCTTTGCGAAGAATTGCTGCAACTCCGCCAAACGCTTGAACCATGAAGGAACACCAGCTCGATCAGCAACGCGCCGAAATGATGGAAGCGCTGTATGAACGCAGCGGCCGCACTTGCAGCACCTACACCGGACTGTGGGAGGAGTTTTGCCGCGACATAGCCGCCAATTTCCGCGACACGGATTACCCAGAGATGCTGGCCCGTGTGGTGCGTGCAATGGATGCCACTGAATCAGTGATGACGCAAAAGCAGGCGCAGCAGGCCATTGAGGTGTGCCGCCAGCAGCTGCTGGGGGATAAGTGGCGCTGATGCCAGAAGGCCGCCGGTTTAAGGCTGGTGAGCACAATTACGCCGCGATCCTGACGCCAGAGCTGGTGCGCAAACTGCGCCAGCTGCAGCGTGAGGGATGGAGCTATCGCCAACTTGCAGCAGAGTTTGATGTTGACGAGAAACACGCATGGCGCATCTGCAAACGCATCGCTTGGGGATGGCTTGATGACTGACGCGATCAACCCGGCCCACTACCGCCGCGGGCCGGTGGAAGCTATCGACGTGATTGAAGCTGCCGTCACTGACGCCCCGCATATGGTCCCGGCTTACCTGCAGGGCCAGGCGCTGAAATATCTGCTGCGGATGTGGTGCAAGGGCAACGCCTTGGAAGATGCCCGCAAATGCCGCTGGTATTTGGACCGCCTTATAGCCAAACTGGAGGGATGATGCCCTACCTGCCAGGTCTATCCATGCTTGAGCGCTGGGCGATTGGCATCCTTGTGCGCAGTCGCCGCACGGGGCTGGTGGTAGTGAAGCCATACGGCCGCGGCGAGATGATCGTTGCAGCAGACCAGACTGATCCAGTTGCGGCTTATGTCACCAATGGCCCGGATGAACCGGCCAGCAT